CCGGCCGAGTGTGTTCAGGATTTCGTAGCTTCTATTGGTAGCAATAAGATATGTCTCCTGATCACAGACTCCAAAAAGTTTAGTACTGTTGGAGTTCCAACTCTTAGTGGTAAGCCCACTAGCAGATTGGCTGTGTCAACCTTTTTAAAAGGGGCCCTTGAAACAACTTTGGAAGGATTTACTCTTTCCATTCATGAGACGTTTACTGAGCAGACTCTTTGGAGCCCGCCCGTTAATGACTCAGGCTTTGAATCGACCGTGTCTCCATCTGAGGATGGAAAAGAAAAAGAACAGATTTTGGATCTAGAGGAATGGGAATCTCTAGTCAGAGTTGAAAATACTCCTGGCCCTAATGGCCCAGAATCAACAGGTGTAATTAAAGTAGAACCTCCCCCTTGTATTCATGCTTATAAGCGTGTTTTGATGAGTGTTTCTAAAATTACGGCCCGTTCTGGATTTGGGATCCTTGAAAAATGGATCCAAAAGAAGGACGCGTGCGTCTGCGCTTATTGCAGTGCACATCCCTACTACGATGCTCGTGTTCAGTGTATTTGCACTCTTTGCAAGCATACTGAATTGAGAGATTATCCTGTGTGTTGTCACACGTTTCCTGACGGTTCAGGTGTTATTGTTCCACCCCGTTGTGTTCGTTTGGCTGATGATTTTGCATGGCTTGCCGGGGATGTTAATTATCCCGGCGTGTCGTCCCAACTCAGCACAACTGATCCTCTCATTCGATCATTGTATGATTCAATCGAACTCGGCCCTCTCGAGAACGGTTTTCCCTTTTCAGCGGCTTGGACTAGTGCATCTTATGTTCAAGATATTAAGCTCCGTATTGAATATAAACCTCCCCCTTTGAAGGAGGTTATTGTTCAAAAGTGGAACAGTTGGAAAGATTGGTGCTCTGAGCACCTTTCGCCTGGAGAGATTCAAGAAATTGAAGAGTCTATGGCTAGTGGTTCATTTGAGGATTCAACGGAAGATCTTTTCGCCGACGATTCTAGTGTTGAGCAAACTGCAGTTGGCAGATCTCTAAAAGCCATGTCTGTCGCTATGAAACGTGCGAACCACAAAATCAAAAAGTACTTTGTTAATGAAGCACTCGATGCCGCCAATCAGGCTATTGCTGATAAAGCAGAAAAAGATTGGGAAACTTTGAAGGCTTGGTGCGATGTGCACAAACAAACCCTTGTTGCTCTTTTAGTGGGTGTTGTGGTGTCTACTGCCATAGCTATACCTGCTTCTATTATAGAGTTTCAAAGATTAAGGGAGAAGAAGGAGGCTGGTGATAAAACCTGGCATGATCTTGTAAGGGCCGTGGCGACGGTCGCTGGATCGTGTGCTGTGATTGGAACTGGTTGTAGTCTTCTCTCTGGAGTCGGTGATCGTGGGCTAATAGCGTGGAGTAATTTAGTTATATCCGGGCTTAAACCTATGTTTAAGGGTAAACAAGCTAATGGTGATCCTAATAAGCATCTTCGTGCAGATTACGAAGAAATTCGTAACGAGCACAATGCTTTGGCTGCTAAAGCCAGAGCTGGGGATGATATAGCGAAAGTTCAGTGTGCCGTTTTGGCCGATACTGCTACTGCTTTTAGGAAAGTCATGATGGGAACCGGTTCTTTGTCAGACCGTTTCGAAGTTGCTAGGTATCGCCTTAAAGATGCCTTGTCCCAACTCACAGGAGAGTCTATTGGTATAGCTGTCCTTTTGATTGTTGTTAGTGCCTGTATTTTTGGTACTGTTGGAGTTTGTGTTGGTTATTGCTTTTCTGATCATTTTAAGCATAAACCTACGACTACAACGACAACAACCTCAACTTTTAAAAAACCTCCCAAGAAAGCTCTCCCAGCTCCTGTGAAGGAAGGGGAGGATTTGCCTTCTGTTGATGAGGTTATCAAAGAGGTTGAGCGGAAACCGATGAAAGTTGTTGATACAACTACAACGACCAGCGGTTGGGCTTGGGGTTTCTGGAGTAGTTTGACATCTAAAACTACAGCCGTTACTCGTTATGAGGCCAAATATGAGGAGTGTGATTTCTCCTTCCTAGAAGCTCTTGATATCATAGATAAGAAGTTTCCTGGGAATCGCATTAGGCGAGAATTGCATGATATTGGTGTCAGAATGGATGAAATTCTTTGTATTGATACTAATAATCCTGACGCTGTCAGCCGAAAAGAAGCTTGGCTTACTTTTGGCTGTGACATGCTTGAAGAAGATGATGAGCTTTTGGATATTGCTTATTTCCCCTTTTTCACCTCTGCTTCTTTGGAAGTTGGTAATACTGGTTCTTCGGGACAGCGAGTTAAGGTTGCTAAGGATAGGGCTAATGCCCAAGCCGATGGTCGCTTTAGAGCTGCTCTGAGACATCATGAGGAGATGATTTCCACTCTTCAAGAAACTCGGGATCACATTTTGGAACTTATGGGCGATCTTGCCACATATGCCAGAAATGATGATCCTGATGCTACTGCCCATATGTACAAGTTACAGGAGGAGTTAGATGATATCCAGCGTCGTCTTAAAGCTGAGTATGACGCCATAAATGGAATGAAGCGTGTTGCTCGCGACATGAATAATTTTCATAAACGTGGTGTTGCTGCTCGAAAGTTTAAGAGACAACGACATACGCCAGGATCTAAATGGCGTGAAGCTGGTGACGACAAACAAGTTCATGAGTGTGTTCACATCAATTGCCCGCAAGGTCTTCCAACTTCATCTGGAGAAACTTGCAATACCCGATGTGGTGGTCATTTTTGCACCCATTGGGCTGGTTGTTGCCCGGCTAGACCAGCTCCCCAGCGGTCTGAAGCCCGACACCAGCCTGAACATCAACCTGGATGTATACATCATTCCAGGTGCCCAGTAAAAACTGGGGCCTTGTGCCATGTGGATTGTGGACACGAGGATGATTTGGGTTGTAAGCACTCTCCTATGTGCAGACAACATTTTTCCGAATCTGTTGATTCTTATGAAGAGCAGGTCCAGGAATACGTCCCTCGAAAGAAGGATGTTGCCACTGAGCGCGACTGCAAACATTGCAAAAAGAAGCATCTTTTTGTTCAGTGTAAATGTGGTAAAACTCATTGTTGGCGGGCCGAGCCTTGTACCTATCATCCTTCGCCTGATAAAGGGAAGGATAAGGACAAACCTCAACCTAAATCCTATGCTGGCGCCGCTAAGAAAGCCGCTGGTAAGGAGATGGCTACAAATGTCCCCCAAATTCCTGTTGAAGCTTTCAGCAAACGCCTTATGCGTATCGTTGAGTCTTCTGGCAAGGATAGAGGAGTTAAGTCTGTAGCCGTTAAGGTTAAGTTTGAGAAGGAGTTTGGCTTGAATGGAACCTTTTTGTTGTGCGGATTACACCAAGTTCTTGGGAACAGGTTGTTGAAGTACGATGATAAAACTTATGCATTACCTCCTCACACATCTGATGAGTGGAAAAAGCTTTTTGCTGATTCTGACGTCGTTGTGTTGAATTGGGCCTATTTTAATGGTAAGTGTCCCTCTGTGGAAAACTTTACTGTTGGAACTTGGTCCATCGAAGGTGCTATGACTTATTTTGGAGTTAATCCTATAACCGATATGGTTGAGACTTCTGGTCTCGCTGGCCTAAAGGTTACGGAGAAGCAAATCCAATATAGTAATAGTACTCTCAATGGTAGTTGTGGTTCACCCATTATTATGTCCTATAACGGTGCTCATTATATCGTTGGGATACATAATGGAACGCGAGGCGGTGGTTCTTCCCCGAACTACGCTCAGCGTATTGTTTTAGCCAAATCAAAAAACTAGACGGGGGCTTTGAGGCCCCGTCTATTGAAAATCCTTTCAGGTTCGCCTGGGAGGGTTTTCCCCCTTCTGAAGAGGATTTCAAGCGATTCAAAAACTTGAAACCTGTTCTCAAAACGAAATATAAACAGCCTTTACCTGAAACGAGACCCACGAGGTGGCGAACTCCTGATGTCTTGTTTGAAAAGGTTCCGGATAATGTCCGAGAAATGCTATTGCCGCTTGTCGGTGATTTTTACAAAGTTTCACCTAGTAAGTCTTCTGTATGGAAATCAATTAACTTGATGGACCAAGATCCTTGTTATGATTTTCGAAAACACCATTATTGGTCAGCTACTCGCGCTCTTGTTGAGGATATGCTAGACCCTGTTTGGTCCAGAACTGGTCCTAGTTCATTGGACACGGTTCTTGTTGATATGGTTATAGATACTGCCTCTGGATTCCCGTTCAGAGTACTAGGTTTTAAGAAGAAGAAGGATGTGTTGGCTAACAACGACCTTATGACTTATTGTTTGTATATTAATTTTGATGATCCTGACCCCATCTGGAGTGTTTCCGGTAAGGTTGAATGGTATCCTTCGAAAAAGATTGATGATGATAAGATCAGAACCTTCATTATTCCGCCTTTCCATTTGCTTCTTTGGCAGCTCCTTCTTTATAAAGAGCAGAATGAGGCAATGAAAGGCAAATGGTGGTCAGCCTACGGTTTTAACCCCTACAGGGGGGGTGTGGATCGTATGGCTCGTCGCCTTGCTAAGTGCAAGAGGACAGTTACTCTTGACGTAGTTAAATGGGATCGTAAACTCCCCGTAATGGATGAAGTGTACGAAATTCGAAATATGTATGTTCCCCCGTCACATGTGCTTATGGCGCAGTGGACAACTCGGAATACTATTCGATCCTATTTACTTCTCCCAGACGGAACGGTCGTTAAAAAGAAGTGTGGAAACAATTCTGGTTCCGGTGATACCACCGTGGACAATATTGTTGCTCATGAACATGTCTCTGGACTAAATTTAATGACCTTGTACGAAGGAAACAGTGCTTATGTTGCTGAGGTGCCCTTATACCTCTTTGGTGACGATAGTATTGGTGGGTTACCTGATGTTCCACAAGATATGACTGATGTAGAAATTGAAGAATCGTACCGAGCAACATACCGTTTATTCGGTTTTGAGCTTGATCCTTTCAAGATCTCTGATAGTCCAGTTGGACATGAATTTTTAGGTTTCACAATTGTTGAGTGGCAAGGGTATTACATCCCTCGTTATCCTGTCGGTCGTATTGCAGCTTCTTTCTGCTATTGTATCGAGAGTCTTAAGATGCCCGCTTTGGTGTCTAAAGCATGGACCCTCACAGTTATGTCGGCCGGTTCCGGCCCAGAAACTTATTCTCTTTTTGCTGATGCTCTTTATTGGATGCTTGATTCGCAATTTGACAACCGCGACCCCGTGGTTGCCTCATATGTTGAAATCGGTGTTCCTTCTTACGAGGCCTGTATGTCTTTTTATACAGGATTAGAAAGTTCTTATTCTTTCGATCTGTTCGACTACTCTGTTTTGGAGGATGGTGGAATAAAATTAGTTTAGTCCGATGACAGAAGTGATTTTAAGTAAGCCCGCTGGTAAAAATGCGGCAAAGAATAAGCGCAAGCGCGAAAAGAAAAAGGCGAAAGCCAAAAAGCCTGGTGGAGGCAAAACCACAAATACGACGATGAACCGCAAGCAAAAGCGGATTAATCTGTCTAAGGGACAGTCGGTTAATGTTCGAGGTAGAGGTGCGTATCACTTAGGTGGTAGCCTCGCTTGGAATAACCCTTTGTTCTCAGGTAGTATAGGCGGGTATGTCAACGACTCTGTTGCTACCGGCTCTGGTGCCTATAAGGTCAAAAGGAATTCGTTAATGAATGCCCTAGACCTTACTGGTACTGTACCTCGTGTTAAGAATATGTCCAATGGTGAAGCCTTTGTGGTTAGCCACAAGGAGTACATCAAGGATGTGTTTTCTGGCACATTTGAGATCCCTGGAGTTGAGTCTTCTCAATTTACTTTGGAGTCTTTCACTCTTAATCCTGCTAATGCCGAACTATTTCCTTGGTTAGCCCAGATTGCTGGCAACTTCCAAGAGTATTGTGTTACTGGTATGCTTGTTGAGTTTAAGACTACCGCTTCTGATCTCTCTACTACTCTGAGTCTTGGTACTGTGATTTTATCTGCTGATTACAATGCCTTAGCTGCTCCCCCTTCAAATAAACAGACAATGGAAAATATGGAGAATGCTGGGTCCTGTAAGCCCAGCTGTTCCCTTATTATGCCAATTGAGTGTGCTCCTTCCTTGACTAGTATCTCAACCCACCTTTTTGTGGGTCCTCTAGATGCTGGTGAAGGTGATGCTCGTCTCTATGATATGTGCAACATATTTTTAGCGACGTATGGTATCCCCAAGGAGGAAACGCCCATCGGTGAGCTTTGGGTGACTTATGAGATTGCATTTTATAAGCCTAAATTGTTGTTACTGCCTATACAGCAGCAACATTTGTCCTGGCATGCAATCTTCTCTGGTGTCACTAACGCACACCCTCTTCCATCCACCGTCACGGTGGCCCCGGAAAGTACTTCTACTATAGAGTACGATCCAGTGAGTAATGGTCGAATATTACTCCCGTCAGAAATTGGCACTACATATTTGTGTGTATTCTACTCACAAGGTAACACGCTCGCAACGGGCGCCAATTTTCCGACTTTGTTCGGCAATGAAATCGAAGTCATACCTCAATTTGGCTCTGGTTTTGATTCACTGGAATTTCCTCTGGCTACTGAAAACGCTGGAAGGCAGACTGTTGGTACAATCTTTCTCATAAAGATTACTGGCATCGCATCTCGTCCCTATGTTTCTCTTGGAACTGATGGTGCTTTTGCTAATCCTACTTGCAATATGGCTGTTTTTCTTGCTCTTTGGAACAAGGAACTCTCGGCCAAACGCAATCCTAGGATTGTACCCCCTCCGGAACCTAAGAAGTTAGGTGCTAAGGGTGAGGAGTCGCCACTCCTTACTTTAGCGCTAGACGACGAAGGTAACGTAGGCTATCGGGATAGATCCGGACGATTTTGTGTCCTCGATCCTGGTGGTCCGCCCATCTTTAGGCCTCGAAATGAGGTCGCTTATCCTGCGCCAAATAATGTTGATAATTCATTCGTGAGTTCCCCAACGTCTTTTGGTCGAAGGACGGGTTAGGGTCTTTTCCAATTTAGACCCCCACCCTTTAAGTTG